ACGCCTATATGAATCACCGCGGACTACTTCTGTTTTCATAAGTGGTTCGCTGGATGATGAAGAAGAAGCGAACTCGCCTTTATTCTCAGGCTGACCTCTCGGGTGAGTTTCGGATAATCTTTCAGCAGCCGCTGGATCATCACCTCGTCGCTTAGTAATGGTGGTGGAAGCTTCAGCTGGTCCTCTTGGCCCTCTTGGTTCTGTTGGTTCTGTTGGTCTGGCATAGCGTCGTCCTTTCCCAAACAGTATCCTACCAGCGTGTTTACCGCCGGCCACACGCGCGAACTGTCCAGCGTTATGTAGCTGCCCACGAGGATGTAAAGCCTCGTTGAAGCTCTCAGAGTCCAGGTACCTGATACGAATCCGCGTCATTGCATTAAGTACCTTTATAGAAGGTTAACCTGTCACGACTAATTATGCACAAAGTGAAATAACAGGGTAATCCCCCAGCCGACTACGGCGAGCACCATCCCCATCGTCGCGCCCATGGCGTTGCGCTGTGCAGTAATTTTGTACGATTCGGATTGCGAGCGCTGTTCCTCGGCTATCTTCTGGGCGTCGTTGCGCTCGGTGTAGAGGCGTTCAAGGTCTTTGTTGTACACCTCACGCAAGACAAAGGCATCACGCATGCCTGTTAAAGTCGCATGCTCCCCATTCAGGTGGTTTAGGCGCCGCTCGTATTCGACCGCCTGCAAAACCAGCGCCTTTTCGTAGTTGTCCATCCGCACGCCGAACAGTCTCTCAGCGTCGGCCACCCGCCGGTCGATCAGCTGGCTGATCTGATCGCCAGTCAACGAGTCGGTCATAATATAGATGCCCAAGACATAAAACACTCCTTATATTAAGCAGCGTTCGTCGACAACCACTCCTTAGCCCATGCTGGCGCGTACTTACTAGGTTCGTCCCCAGGCAGTATAGGTTCTGGCCAGCAACGACAGTTGTATATAGCCCCCGCGTGAGCCCGTTCCCCACGTGTACCGGCAATAGGCGGCGCACTCCACAGCTGATAAGTACCATTTAGCTTACGATGACTGCCCATCGCCAAAGTATTCAACTTAGCAAAGTTAGGCGTACCAATCTCCGGACGCACTAGGTAGTCGTTGGCACTACGCCAGATATAACCTGGAGACCCGATATATTCAGCTCTGATTTGGGTTACTGATGAAGCAACTCGTCCGGTCTCCGTGCGTGCAATAAGCATCGCTCTGGCTTTAGTTACTTCACCGGTCTGCAAGATATGCTGTACTAGTTGATCCGGCCGTGCCCCAGAATATAAGTTACCGGTTACTATCTGATGCACCCTAAGCGCGGCGTCGCGCGGCAGTGATGTAATAAGATCAACCTGCGAGTCCATAAGCTGTTGCAGCCTATCACCGAAAGGCGTCTCTGTGATTTCACGCCTTAGTGACATACCCATTAGGTTACCATACCGCACCCAGGCGTTCCCATCCCGGCGCTGAACATCTGCGAGCATACGAGCAGCCGTCGATCTGGCCCAAGGCCGCAGAATATCACCGTACCGCTCAAGTATCCGCTGCAGCTCGTCCAGCATGGCCGGGGTTGCCGGCATCATCCCCTTGACCAGCGCATCAATGTGCATGGCGATCTTGCGCAATTGAGCAGAATAGTAATATTCGGCATTGCGTATCTTAGCAAAAGCAGCACGCTCCTGCTGCGTCTCTCGATAAGCGTCTCTAGTTTCTTGGTATGACAGAATCATCACTCAACAAACCGATCAGGGTATTTGTTCTTCATGTGGTCCCAAAAGCCGCCCGACAAATCAACATGTACAGCAAACTTGTAATCAGGCATTGACTTCATCATAGCATCCACTATCTTACCACCCGCTCCTTTTTTATTGCTGGTGATTTCATACACAGCAGCAACGCGTTCGGACTTGAACAGCTTAACCGCGATACCAGTAACATCCGGAGTACCTGGAGTAGTTTGCGGAGTACCGTACGCTAACTTATTACTCGCCAGTACCCACGATACATCGCTGTTGTTTTTATCCCCACTAATCTTTGTATGTACCAGCGACGGGACCGCTTTCTGTAAGCTATTTATTAAGTTAGGCTCAGGACTGCCAGACGGCAATGGGACTTGTTTAGTCGGTACTTGCTTTGTTGATGCAACAGGCGCCTGTTTAGTTAATGCTGGCTTAGCAGCGTTAACCTGCTTTGCTGCTTTCAGTTTGTTGTACGCATGCAGCATTTTCTGCAAAGCCGCCGGACGATCAGCAGGTCCTGATGATAAGTACTCCTGATACAGGTACTTATGATTCGCTCGCAGCGCAGAAATTGATGCAGGTCCAGATACCGGAGCCGTGGATACACCTGATCCTTTCGATACAAACTCGCCCTTATTCTTAGGCTGACCACGAGGATGATCCCCCTCGTTGAATTTAGGCGGAGCATCATTATAGTTGATGTCGATTGTCAGCGTGTACACAGTACAGCCTCACACATCACAAGATCGGACGCAAACCGCCGCTTATCGGTATGATGTAAAGCGCCAGAATAACAGCTTCAATAACGAAGCATACCATCTTAAATGGTTGCGGCATCACCGAAAACCAGGTCAGCAGAAACAGCACTAGAAGGGATAGCATAGAAGCCAACATGACATTCACACTCCTAAAACCACACCAATTAAAAAATCCCCACCGTCAGAAAGGGGCGAAAACGGTGGGGCAAGTTTAAGTGGGAGGAAACAACAAGCCGGATAACCTCCGACCCGGCCCGGACCCACGCAGAACCTCCTACGTGGATTGATTAGCCTAAACCAGAGCTGCTTATTTTATGACCCGCTCTGTTTCTGCCGATCTATCGATCAGGCATAGGCAAAAGGTGTAAGTGATAATCTCGGCTGTAACCAGATACAGCGCAAGCTACCGGAACAGCAGGAACAGAATCACGATCAGCACCAGCAGGCCGATACCACCACCGCCGTAGTAGCCCGGCCCCCAGCCGTTGACGTGGCCGTAATAGCCTCCGAAGCCACCGAACAGCAAAAGCACAATAACGACGATGATGATTAGGTTCACGGCACGCATCCTTTCGTTGTGGGGTTATACGCATTATTCCATTCAGCCATCGGTGCTGATTGGCGCACGGATTCGTTCTGCCATTGATGGACTGTACTCAAAGTATCGCCTGTACCCACGCTCTGTCCAGACTATATCAGCGGCTAGTACAGCTGCCCAAAAAAGACTACCTGCGTAATTATCACCAATGGCAATCGGTTTGCCAGTTTTGATGTCCTTGCTGGGATCATAAGGACTAGCTGGATTCGGTATGCCTTCGATAATACCAACCCGACCAACCGATGGCTTGCCTATCTCAGCTCTGCTCTTGCCGCAATTGACTAAGTAGTATCGCTTGCCCGGCGAGCCTTTGAACTTGCGAATCATTGTACTATAAAGCCACACAATGGTATTAACAAAGCTCGCAGATTAAACATCACACCAGCCCTTTATCAATCGCATAGGACGTCGGCAACGTCAAGACACCATCATCATATTGACCTAATGATTTAGGTATCCAGACTTTATGCCTGCCGTCCGGCGACACCAACCACGCCTTTTCAGTTTGGTGGATCAGATCAACATCAACATCAATTATCTCCGCACCCTTCTTAGGCATACCACACTCCCTAATAGATCAAACGATCACCCGACCGTATGTCCATTAGTAATATACCCGTGCCACCCACATCCTGCATACTTTACTGATGGATCATCCGGTTTATGCGCCAGACAATTGATCGATGGTGTTATAGTAGGAGCAACACGATCACCGTTCCATTTCCACACAGGGTGTTTACCATCATCGGCAGGTCCACCTTTTATTCGTAAGTAGTTACACTCACCGTGCCCACGAGGACATTTGAGCCCGAAGTACGCCGGTAATTGCGGAGGTTCGTCTTTGACAACATAATCACCTACACTAGATGTGTGGATCACTCGAAAGCCGTCCACATTGATCTCATAAAACCTTACATCAAAAATGATAAAGCCTTCCATCACGCACTCCCATGCGCTTCTGATGTAACTACAGGATCAGTACCGTACCGCCAACGCCCTATCCAACTTAACAAAGCATTGATATCCATTTCACGCAATTTGCCAATCCGATCACGCCCGCGCCCATCCGAAAACGCTGCGGCGTAAGTACTAAGAGCGTCAACCCGCGTATCAAACCCTAGCATCACCTTGTATTCATCAAAGCGCTTTCCATCCGGCTCAACTTGCTCAATCACCCAGACTTTATCACTTTTCAGATTCGGACCAACGAAAGCATCAGTCTGCTCTCTAGGTCCTTCAGCTGAATTAGTCCCCATAATATAGCCGTAGTCCGCCGGCATATTCACCGACCAGCCATATCCCAATCGACGCTCGCCCTTGTGAGTTTCAATCACCACCGGAACACCACCAATATTCACTAAGGAACGTCCGACACTGGAATCACCGATATGTACCCTAGTACCGACCTCAGGGAGGTTGATGATACTACTTAGACCTCTCGCAAAGTTGATGCGTGCTAAAGTAAGAGGATCATCATCAGGCCCTACAACATCATCATCGGCAGGAGCCGGTACCGAGGTACCATTCATAGGCTTAGCACTTGCGCCAGCAGGCATCTGCTGTGGAGTTGTGGGAGGTTTGGGGGAAGGTGCGGGTGATTGCTCAGCATGTCCGCTTACTGAATTGCTCGGATCAGCTCCAGGCATATCCGGCATAGGCGGCGCCGGCGGTTGTTGACCTGCGGCCTCAATATCTTCATCAGTAATATTAGAACCAAATCCTGTCACACGCGACCATTGCCGGACTTCCTTCATTGCAATTTTAGGCGTAAAGACACCATCTTGCAGCAGCTGACTAGTTGCTCCGGCAATCGTACCTGCAATCGTCGACTTCTCGGATTGCTGAAGTTGCCAAAGCGGCTTAAACGAGAAATTAAAGCCATTAGGCAATGGAACACCAAACCGAGATCGATGCGTAATATCCAGTAGAAAGGTTACCGGCGATTTGATGGTTGTCTCCTGTCCTGACTTAATTCCATCATAGTAATTGCGTAGATCACTATCACCGGTAGAGTTCATACCAGCTGGAGACTGCCCGAACAACCGGGTCATCGGGATATCAGCCGATCCGGATATTTGTTGGCTAAATTGAATTATCATATCAGCCAATCCGGCGAAGGTGTAAGTGTTGGCTTGAAAATCATCCTCCCCATCCAACACTGTCAGACCTTCATTAGTCTGCATCATACGGATCATTTGTACCTGGGCTAATACTGCTTTGTATATCGGCCCACCAGTAGCGATCAGTGTTCGCAGATCAGGTATCTTAAGCACACGCAGATGTGCTTTGTAAACCAACTGCGCCGCGCCTTGCGACACTGAATCGAAAGCAATCATCCGATCCCACATAGGCTCAAGGATAGAAAGCCCCCATCCGTTTTCCGCCATACGCTGCCAATAAGGCAACTCGATACCATCAAACCGAAATATTCGACTGTGATGTATCCGCATAGCAGGAATACCACGAGTATCAGCAACTGTTGTATAATACTTCGGCTGCATAAAGTCAGGAGCACCTGGATCAAGCACAGAGTCATCAATATGTGGCCAGACCATCCAACGATCTAATACTAAGATACCTTGAAATTGTCCTAATGAAATAGTCTCCGGTCGCAGAGGCGTGGCCGGGTCGTGCCCACGGATCATGATAGCGCAGATGCAGCCACCGTAAAGCCTTGCCCACTTCAAAGCAGAATTAAGCCGCTTCCAAATCTGTTTATTCATCCAGTATTGATTAATCGCGTCGATCTGATCTGGTGGCATGTCCGATTCAATATCAATACCTTCCCGCGTCATATCATCAGCGGGGCAATCCACTACCTTACGCACCAGCCAAGAGCCGCGGTACATCCACTCGATCTGGGTATGATTTCTCGATAGCGGATTGAATCCGTACGAGCTGCCGCTTGTAATGTTGTTAGTACCATACCCCAGCGACGCAGCCATATTCTGAAAGGTGTCACTAGTAAAAGCGGCACCAGTTGTAACAGGACTACTGCCGGCCTGTACCCTAACTCGCGTTTTGACTGTACCACTCACTAATAAGTGTCCTATATTAACGAAGTGAACAAGACGTGATCATTTACCACAGACAGCATCAACGAACTTATCTATGTCCGTATCCATGGCATTAGCAGTACGCAAAACTGCATCCCAATCATTGCATCCGGCTGCAAGCTTCAAGTACTTCGATATCCCAAGCACGAATGATCGCATGGCCTGATCTGATGTACCGCAAGCAGCCGCATCATTTCTGATAGTATCGATTGCGCGGATCACCTGGATTTGACTCTCGTCGACGCGGAGCTCTAACTTAGAGGAACCTGACACTGAGATGTCTCCTTTACCGTAAACACAGAAACGGGGCATCCAGTCGCAATAAGCAACCGTAACACCCCGTGCCCGTCCTCAGCCCTAAAGCCCGTGCCTTAATCCGATGCTTTAGGACCTTAGCTCTTGTTTAGGCCCAGTATGATCATGTGCGATTTAGTCGACGGCAATTACCTGAGTACTCATGGCACAAACCCCTTATAGAAATTCTCCAACGTCGGGTCGGTCTCATGAACCGCAACCAGATTCATGCCGAATGGAAAGGTCTTATAACCCCATTTATCGAGCATAGCGACCAACGGCTCCATGCCGACCTTCAACCACTCAACTATCAATACTGGATGATACTTACATACAATAACACTTGCGCCGCGCAAAGCTGCGAGTTCCATACCTTCAATATCCAACTTGATCAAATCAACACGATCAGCGACTGAGTTACCAAGAGTATAACCACACATATTATCAAGTGTTACCCCCTCCACTGTACCGTACGCACTTACCACTTGCCCCACGTCTTCCGCCGGAGCGCCGTCCTCACGTATCAAGGCTTCAACACTACCAAAGCTAGCCATCTGCTGATGGTCTAATCTAGGCATGCGAAATGCCCCCTTATGTCTTCCGACCAGCCCCCACACCGCCTTAGCATTGAAGCAGTTGTTAAGTGCGATATTACCTGCCAGCGCGTAGAACACCCGCTCCTGCGCCTCGATCGCAACCACACTGCCCCAGCCACGCATCAGCATGGCCCATGGGATACTATGAGTACCAATATTAGCCCCACAATCGAAAGCCACCACACCATCACCAAAATGCGCTCGTCGGCTTTCCAGCAAACGCGCGCCGATCCCGATCTCGCCCCACTCATAATGCCCTTGCTCCAGTAAACTTAGGCCGACACCGTATCCTCCACTGCCGTCCTGCTTAAAATGAGCATCAAGCCGATTGACAATCATTGATCCGTGCTGAGTTGCCGCCAGCACAAAAGCGATCCGGTTGTTCAAGTCGATGGTCCTTTTTTGCTGTTGTGCCAGATCATCATTGCTAAATTGGCGACATCAATAGGATCGCCTTTTTCCACATGACCACGCAGCATCAACCACAAATCATGCACGGATACAGTCGGCCATCCATTCCGACCTTTCGCCCGCGATATGTCCATCTTCAGGCGCATCGCTTCGGCGAATTGAATAACTGCCGAATCATCACGCATCTTGATGACATCAATATCATCCGTTTGAGGTTGATGCTCAGTAGACATAACCACGATCTTTCTATTTAAGCTGCGCGGGTTATTGTCTGATCGCTACGCAGCGTACGATCCCAACAGCAGGCAGTATAAGCTGCCTGATCTACAAAGCACCCTTGAGCTTGGGCGCCATTTTGAAGGCGATCCGTTTGCTGGCGCCGATTTGCACAGCTTCGCCTGTATGCAGGTTGCGCCCCATACGAGCCGGTCGACTGCGCACATCAAAAGTTCCGAGCTGAGGAATCCGCACCTTATCACCTTCAGCAAGGTGAGTCGTTATGCTAGTGAATATATCAGCCACCATCCCTGATATGGCGTTCGGCTTAAATCCATGCCGCCCGCTGATCTGCGTCACGATATCCTTCAACAGGATTAATTGAGGTTCTCTGGGTGGAGCTTTCCTCACAGTCGCTCTAACTGCCATTACTGCATCCTTCCACTTTTGTTTTGTTGAGAAAAGGTGTTGGGCGTGGTAGCGTTTATTGAAGCCAAATGCTCCTTCACCACCACGCCCGGCAGGGTTGCTTATGACAGCATATTAATACCTGCCAACACCCATACTTGAAGAGCGTAATGGCTTCTACGGAGGTTTGCTACCTCCTCCACCACTACACCAGATAGGCGGGCCCGCGAATAAACCCTCAATGCCTATCTTTCAATCTGCGTCCTCGCAACGCCTTGCTGTTGTATACGCGCCAGTAGGTGGTTACGAGGGGTATCAGTTAGAGTTGCCCAACCACAGCATCGCATTACTGTGACTGGTCCCGACCGTGATTGGTCAGGTGCCGACGATTGGTCAGGTGCCGATGATCGCGCCGCCGAAGTTGTGGTTGTTCATAAAAAAAACGGACCTGGTGGTACATCGCAGCTTCATTCTACTAACTCCACAGGAGTATGCGTACATTTACCGCCAGAGGAAGGGTCTGGCTCCCAGCGTCTAAGAGAAGCGCGGTGCTTGATCGATTTTTACCAGGCACCGCACCCGGTAGGCCCTACCTCACTGAGAACATGGGGACAATCTCAGTTCCTACCCTATCACCAAGCGCGCCGCGCGTTTCCTCGCAGCTGAGTAAACGAATGATAGTGTCTAGTAATACGAGGAGGGGGGTCTACCTCTCGCATTATAAAACATCGCTACCATGCACCCGGTAATTTGATATATACCTCGGCCTTTTTTACTAAGCAACAGTGGCACAAGACCTAGGACGCTTTACACCACCACTTATTGAACCCGGCAGTGGCGCCATCGCCCTTCAGACGCAATGCTCGCCAGCCACAGAAAGCGAGCATTGCGATCATACCGCGACAGCCCGGAAACCTCCGGGGCATCATCGCATCCCAAGCCAGCCGCAATGCTGGATGATCATACTAAGGGGAATTATGTATGTAATCCCCATAATAAGCGCTTTACGCGCCCAGATCACAGTGGTTTGTATGAAGATTCAAAATCATCGCGTGACAATATCCACTGATATCTGGATAAGTGATCAATCACCCAGTAATCACCAACGGCAGGTGGATATGGACCAGTCATGCTTCGCTCATATAGCCGCAACACAGAATTACCGTCCGTGTTAGCAACATATGCCCCACTATCAACAACCTCAGTAACTTTACCAGCGAACACATAACCATCAGCTGATGATTTAGCCTCCAGCTTCCAACAAGCCATCCCTTCTGTCGGTTCGCCCGCTGTAACAACATCATTACTCATAGTCGTCGTCCCTTTCCAGAAGTTTCCGACAAGGTGGTATCCAGATCAGTCTAGTCTCAGGAGGTGCACGCTTATCCCACACGATCCACGCATAACTTGTTGCAGTAGATACAGATCGATCAAGTCGCCCTCTAACCATCGGTACGCGCTCCACGAACTGCAGCACACTAGTTGGCTGATGTACACTGAATAGTTGCTCGTACCGCCCTACACTCTCTAAAAATGCAGTACGCGTCAGCATTGCCACACCATCACACGCAATCGGCAGAGCTTTAATCACAAACTCCTTAGCCGACTTGAATGGCGGATTGGTAATCACCCAATCAAATGATCTATTGCGCCACTGGTGATAGAGAAAATCACCACGACCCACGTCACAGTCACCGTAATCGTATCGATCAGTCGCTACCACTTCCCTAAACGCTTCCGCCAACGTTCGAGACATATAGCCTCGGCCCGCCGCAGGCTCCAGACAGTTGCTGTTACTCAGCAGAGTAAGTGGGTACGTATTAATAAATGGAAGCAGTGCGCGGGTTGCCCAGGGTGGTGTTGGGAAGTCATCAGCGCTGTCCGCAGGCTCATGCCGTTGCGACATCACTGCGTGACTAGTATTTTGCATTAAACCAGTTCTCCGCTATCAGCGCGCTTATCCATCACACTTCCCCCATCCTGTAACGGTGATTCCCCAGTAATTACCATCAAATAGTTCAGGTGGTTCCTCTAGCCTATACCACTCCACCCCAGGAGTCGGGTCAGGTACCAAAGTCCCATCATGTTCGTGTACTGTAAAACGATCACCGACTTTTAATTCACCGTACTGCTTTGATGTGCCATCAAGCAACTTAGCGTGTAATCTCGGTACAGTAGGCGCAGGCACCAAATAAATACTAGGTGTGCCTTTTGTCGGGTCAGGCATATGAGGCATCCTTGTCTTATGCAAAAGTAACTTCGGGTCAGGCATATGAGGCATCCTTGTCTTATGCAAACCAGCAATAGTGTATATACCACACGATCAAATCAGCTTCGCCCATATTCCGACTCCGCCCCGCTTCTGGATATAACCATCTAAGGCATATCGCGCGGCATCAATTGAGTGATTGTTCCTGTCTTCAAGTTTAGGTAGTACAACAGGAAGGCCAGTTTCCGGGTTCAGCGTCCTAGGATCGACCTTGTAACTATACAAGCGAAACTCCTGAGCAGTATTCACACAGCGCTCATGGATCACAATCTGCTTGAAGCCTTTAAGGTGCTGAATCCCATCCTCAACTGATCCCGGCCACTTCTCTGCCGCAGATATAGCAAAGCCGCGACGCGCTATATAACTGATTGTCTCAGGCCGCGAGCTGTCAGCTTTAATAGGCCAGTCTTTCGCACCCGGCACGCCAGGATATTCGATACCGGTCTTTATCGCTCTGCCACCCGCAAATAATGCAGGCAAGTCATCAATCTCCACACCCACCGCATACGCTTCATGTGTAATGAATAGCGTGTCGTTGTGTATGTAAGAACGAATCAATACACTCGGGTCATTCGCAAAGCCCCAGTCGGCGCCGTAATAGTAGCGATCTACAACTTCCGGCTCTTCAAAGCCTTCAACAGTGAAGCGATTGCGAAAAACCGCCGCTTCACTAACTTTGCGACAGAACCCTTCCCATACCCAATCGTACCGCTCCGGATCAGTTCTAAGTGCGTGCCTCCTAAGTTCTTCAAGCTCGGGCGGGAACCAAAAGTTGTCCTGCCATCCCACTTTCAGAATAGTCGCACGATCAGGTCCTGGCGGCTTAACAATAAATCTCTGATAAGTTGGGTCTGTCGAATCAACCGGATTAAAGCTCGCCCAAAGTTCCGCGCCAGGTTCGCGAAGCACTGTCGGTTCTAAGTATATCCAGCTGTCCTCTGAAGTCGATTGCGCTTCCTCAACCCAAGTGCGAGTTACGCCTTCCAGCGATCTGATCTCCTGAATGTTCTTCTGCAATCCCTTAAAGATGAACTCACTACCAGTAACCCGCGATCGGATACTCGCTTTCTCAACTTCAAACCACTGATTAATCCCTAAGAGAGTGATCTGGCGTCGGATTACGCGATGTACTGAATCAGCGATACTATTCTGGAACTCGCGCGTGCAAAGGATAAGCTGCTTAGTATGATGCGCTTGAATAGTCAAGGCGCGTGCCATTGACCAAGACTTCATTCCACCGCGGCCACCGTATAGAACTTTGTACCGCTTTGGTTGAAGCAGAAACAGCAACGACCCAGGAAGCTGAGCATTGATGCGCGGAAACTCTACTCCGACGGTCTGGGCGGCCGACATTAAACAGCTTATGAAAAACGGTACTTAAGCGACGCGCCAGACAGGAAATTGCTGACGGCACTTAAAGCTCCTGGTTATTACCCCTTCAGCCTCCAGATCGAGAAGCACATCCCTAATAGTCTTAGGCCACAGATCAGTGGCATGGCAGATAGTCATGATGGTTGGGTCGATCTGGTCTATAAGCTCATCCCAAACCAGCCTAACTGCTAAGCGACTTAAGTCTAGCATGGTATTCCTCTTATTTATTGTTTCCTCTTAGAGAGAAACATAGATCACGCCTTCCAGCGATCTGATCTCCTGAATGTTCTTCTGCAATCCCTTAAAGATGAACTCACTACCAGATGATGGTAATAAATCCGTCAGCATCCACCAGATCAGCAGGCCAGCCGGAAGGCAGCACGGTACGGGTCGGGCCAAACACCCCAAGCGGCAATCATACGCCCTGGCGTATGATTGCCGGTGCCACGAGCATGCTGCCAATCAATCCACGACGAGTGATCATTTCGATCCAGATTCAGTAATAGGTACCAGCTCGTCCGGTTTATCAGAATGCGACACATATCGAAGCTGGCACACACGTTCCAACATAGTTTCGAGTGTACGCAGCGTAGCCTTACCATCATCCGTCAGACTGCCGAAGCGCCGCAGTGCTGATATCTCGCGCAGGATATAAGTGAGCTTTGGATCATTATCAAGTAGTGGTGTGTCAATATTGATTCCCAAACCGGACAACTCCTTATTAATGATCAACTCAACCATAAAGCCAGGATATCGAAAACGCATCCATTCCGAACAACTAAAATTAACAGTACTACTCCGAAGGCCGTTCTCAATCGACTGATATACAGTGACCACGATTAAAGTATCATCGATAGCGTTACCGCTGTACTTAGGTATTTTGTCAGTTGCCATGTTCGTTGACCCCAGGAAGTTGCAGCAACGCGATGATCGCTTCGGCCTGATCTCGCCTGATCATGAAGCCGCCGCCCTCGGATGGATGGACCGCCCTGATGTCCAGGCCCTTCAGCTTGCACCAGTTCGGCTTGGCCGCGTGATAGCAGATGGTGATGTCGTCCAACGGACCGGCCCGAGTATCATCGATAGCGTTACCGCTGTACTTAGGTCTTTTGTTGTCCCCACTCATATTCCCAGTCCTCTTATTAAAGCCGGAGACGAATCAGTCATATCGGTCCATACTCGATCGCGCGCCCCACTTCCTCCTGGGCGATCTGGCGCATTGCCTCTTTGATTTGTTCGTCCAATCTCTCGCGCCTTGCTGACCTTCGATTTGTTTCAATATATTGCTCCCCGTCTTCATTTTGACGCGGTGTTGACGCTTTATTTTGCTCCATGGCGGCGTTGACCCGTTACAAGGGGGTGTCGGTCGCGGGTCTTTGTTCGGTGTTGGCGTAGACGGTTCGGGCGCTCGCTACGCCCGGCCGTTTCAGGTGGTGCATACGTGTTCGACCTGCGCGGCACCGCCGAGATATGGGACGCGCGCTATGGCACGCTCCACAGCCTCTGCAACCCCGATGCCGCCGTCGATACGCCTTCCTTCCGATCCAGGGGGCCGAGTTCTCAATCCACACCATACCGGCGCATCGCGATCTGGTTGAGCTTGACCGTCAGCGTTGCCGACCCGACGCTGCCGCTGGCGTCAAAGTAAAA